ATAAACACCACCTACCATTTGTTCTGATGGCATGTTAATATCTACACGTTTAATATAAGTTTGGTCACCAAGATTAAGAATTTCAGCAGATGCTAAAAATGAATCTAATGCATCTTCACCCATAATCGACATGTACTCATTAGAAGAAGATTTACCTTCTGTTCTTAAAAAGTTACAACCAGTTCTGAACTGCTCAATGATAGTAGTAGTTACTCCATCCCAGTAAGCTCCTGTAAGATTAACTAATGAAGCAGCTTTTCTTTTGTAGTCAATATTGTCACCATTAACAAGCTCAACAATACCAGTATCCATTACTTGAGACCATTGTTTTTCTACAGAACGAACAATTTTATTTCTAAGAACAGCCATCTTTTCTGCAGCTGTGTCAATAACTTGCGCTAATTCATTGCCTTCAACTCCAGTAGTACCGAAAATTCTATCATAATTATCTAACTCTGTAAGGTCAAAATACTCACGATATTGAGGAGGCTCATACATTCTTAATGTACTTCTTGAAAACTGGTTTCTATTACCACCTGTACCTACAAGCACGTCTGTAGCTATTAGTTCGTTATGTCTACGAACTTCTACTGAAACTAATTTAGATTTAGTAGTAGTTTCTTTTGCCATTGCTGTAAACAATGGCTTAGGAGTTAATTTATCCTCATAAAGCTCCGATACTGAAGTAGTAAATATACTTCTAGCATTTAATTGACTAATTGGCATATCTAGTTATTTTTTAGTTATCAAAATTTGTGTTTTCGATTGAAGTAACAAGTTTGATACCTTCTGTATCTCCTGCTATTCTATCTCTTAATTGACGTGAATCAACTATAGTATCTAATGTTTCTGCTCCTGTAAATGATAATACATTTTCATTTATTTCTCCAGCTACACAAAAGTTTAATGTTGCAGATGCGCCATCAGCTACTGTAACTGTTTCTGCTAAAATACCAACTGGGAATTGAGAACCATCTGTTGCTGTTGAGTCAAGTGGTAATAACTTACCATCTGCAGCAATTCTACCCATTACACGACCTAGGTTTAATGTTACCTCTGATCCTGTTGAGTTTGTATATTCTCCTGCTGAATAGTTGTTATCAAAAAGAAAAGCCTTTTCAAAATTGTAATCAACAATTATTTGATTTCTTGTTATGTCTCTTGGTGTTCCTGTGCTCATGACTATTTAATTTTAATGCCTAATAATGCGTTAACTTCTGCCTGATCTTTATCTAATTGAGATTTACCATCACCTCCATTTAATTCCTTACCATCTGCCCCTGGAGGAGTATCTTCTCCTTCTACGTCTTCAATATTCTCAGCAATTGCAGCTGCTTTTCTTGTTTCAGCTATTGCTAATGAGTTAAGCTCTGGCATAGCTTCAATGTATTGCTCGCCATTTTTAATAGCTGAAATAGAACGTGCTGATAATGATTTTTCTTCAGCTGAAATAGTATGAAGAAATGCATTTACTCTTGTTCTCTCTTGTTTTTGACCTACTTCTACTATAGAAGCATAGGCGTCAGGATTACTTACCTTAAATTCTTCTGCTGTCATTTTTTTATTTGTTTTGTTAGAATTATCTGTTTGATTATTTTCATTTTTAGAACTCCTAGCAAAAGCCATTGCAGTTGCTTTATTTCTGCAAGCCTCACGTTCTGCTATATCTAGAGTTCTTATCTCAGTTGCAATAGCATAATCAACTAATTCCTGAGCTGACACGTAGACATCATTACGAACGTCTGGCATAAAAATACGTTCTATTATGTCAGAAGGCATTTTAGTAGCTTCTAATTTTTCTCTGAATATTTTATTAATACGTACTAGTGATTCAGCTTCTGATTCAGTAGGGTCGTACCAACTTGGATAAGCAGCTTTATGAAACATACCTTCTGAAGTATCATTTACAATTAACTCATCAAAGAAAAGCAACATTATTGCAGCCATACTTGACGCATTACCATCCATTACAGCTTTTTTCTTTTGACTAAGTTCTGATAGCTTTGATATAATAGACCAACCTGCAGAAACTTCTCCACCTGGACAATCTATTCTAGTCACAAATTCTTCATCACCAAAGGCGTTGATTTGTGCTATTATATCTTTTTGAGTATAAGAGTACAACGGCTCATAAATATATAATTCTTTTGGCATATCTATATTTTTTTGTAAATGTATAAAAATTAATACAATTAAACAAAGTTATTTATTAAGCATCAGTTTACAAAATTGTGACCATGTAGGATGTTTAATTCCTACTTCGGCCAAAGCTGTAGATATTAAGATATCTCTTAAAGCCATATTGTATACCCTGCAGTCCCAAAAGTGATTACGACTAGAACTAGACTTCTTAACCCATTTATAAGAAATAGAATTACCTGACTTATCTAAATCAACTACTTTCTGTTCTCCTTCAAATTCACAGAAAAAACCTTTCATTGTATATTTATTTGCTGAAGGAATTGGGAAATTCATAAAGTTTGGAGGCTGCATTACTCCTTTATCCCAGTCCAATTTCATAAATTCTGCTAATTCATTTTTAAGCTTATTAGTCTTTACAAGAAATAGATCATTCCTTTCTTTTGATTTTTTAAAACCTAAAGTATCTTCTGATAATCTCATCACCTGAGTCTCCAACTCTCCTTTCATTCCTACAACAAAATATGGACATGTATCCATATACTTATAAGCATATCTAGTAAAAGCGCCTGTATCTACACCTGTAATAGTTATACCCATTTCTCTTCCATCATCACAAACAAACTTCCTAGATATTACATCAGTGAATTTATCCCATACATTGTTAGGTAAATTGTTTTTATATGAAAATAATTCTCTACCTTCTATTGATTTTCTACGCTGAAAAGTACCAATACTACCTTGGTCAATAGAATATGTTGCACCACTTTCAGAATGTGCAATTATTTCATAATCTAATCTAGCATCACAATATTCAGCATTAACTCCTGCACATAAACCATTCAAGTCACAAGCACACGTTAATAATATTATTTTTCCGTTCCCATCTTGCTCAGACAATGAAGATGGTATTGTGTTTATTTCGTAGTTACGCGTGTTGTGAGATATTTTATTGGCTTGTGGGGCCTTTCCTCTTTCTTCCCAAGTTTGTCCAAGTACAACATTTAAAAAAGCTTTTAATTTACCTTGATCATTGTTTTTTTGAATATCACACCATTGTCTTGCATAATGATTCCAACTGAAAAAAGAAGGAGGAGAATACAATGCTGATAAGTGATAGCTTCTAAAATTTGGAACTTTAGATTTTGCTGTTGGAATCCATTCTCCCTGTAATAACATCTTTGCTTTCTTCTTATCAGTAAATTCACCGCCACATTTTTGACACTTATATCTGGCTGAATTTTCTATATAGTTATTATTCTCATCAACATCATATATAATTCCACAGTTCTCGTCTTTTTCATTTTTAATATTCCATTCCCAAGGAATATATTCACTACAACAAGGGCAAGGTATATGAAATCTTCTTTTATCTCCATTTTCGTACATTGGCTCAATAAATGAAGTTGCTTTAACAGTTGGTGTAGATATATATGCAACTTTCATTTTATCAGCAAATGAGTTTGCACGTTGTAATGCAAGATCTCTAATGTTTCCCTCTGTGCTATCGTCTCTCTTTGCAGAATCGACATCATCCAGGAGGAGGTATCTATAACTTTCTTGCCTAAGTTTGGAAGCTCCGCCAACTGCACCAACCTGCAACTTACCACCTTGAAACTCTTTAGCGTTAGAAGTAGATCCAGTTCTTCTACTTGAAACAGAGTTAGGACGTATCAAGTGTCTAAGGCCTGAATTATCAATTAAGTTATCTATCTTTTGGTTGAATGCTCTTTGCCCTAAATCAAGATCGGCCATTAAATAAAGAATATTACCAGGGTCCTCTGATATTAAGAAACCGATAGCACACTCTATTGCTGTTGAAATTCCTAACTGCCCGCCTTTCATCACACATAGTTCGCGCACTGGGGAATAAGGAGAAAAACAATCAACTATCTCACGAGAATAAGGCGTGTGCTTAAAAGAAAACTTTCCAGTAAAAGTAGATACATCAGAACTCATATATCTAAATTCCTCTGCCCATTCACTAGGGGAGAGTTTCTTTTTAGTTTTAAATAGTTCTTCTAATATTTTTTCTGTGTTCTTATCAAGCTTTTTCATCTATCAATATCATGAAATAAGAAAGCCTCATAAAATTAAATGCTCATCACTTCATTTAACTCTACAAGGCTAATAATATCTTTATTGCTATGTGTGATGAGTAGCAATTGTTTTACAAATATAATGAATTTATTCAGTTTCTTTAAACTCTTCTCCAATCGTTTCTTCCAACCCTTCACGTGTTTTCATATTTACTTCAACACTTGCAGCCTCCATTATTTCTGTTAATGTTTTGAGATAATCATTAGTATCTTCTGTATCTATAGAATTTTCAGAACAGATAGTCCTAATGTGTTGCTCTACTTCTGAAAACATTCTTTTTTTATATTCAGGAATAAACATAGAAAGAATATGTACAACCTTTTCCGTTTCAATTAAATCTCCTCGT